AGCAGATGCCAAATTTGACGGCACCTTCACGGACGGTTTCGTCCTGATAGGCACGGTAGATTTCCCATTGGTTCGCGCCGAGTTCACTGGCCATGCCGGTGAGGATCGCCTCGGTGCGCTTGGTGGCCGGCTGACAGCAATACGGTGCGCCGTCGATCTCAATGGGTGTGATGAGGTGGGCCATGGCTATTCGACGATGACGAATTTCACGGCCTTCGGAGTGCCGTATTCGCAGATCATGTATTCCTTCACGGTGAGCTTCTTTTCGCCCTCGGTGGTGACGAGCCCATCTTGCCATTCGAGCAACGGAGTGCTGGAGCTCGTGTCGCCTTCCAAGACCAGCGAGCCGTCCTTGCTGTTGCCCTGGATCCGAATGATGTCCTCCTCCTCAATGACCTCGATCTGGTTCTGGGTTTCTCGATGCTTGATCGTGCGGAAGTAGTAAATGTTCTCGGCCTCGTCGTGCTCTTTGAAGACTCGTGATCCATCGCCCTTGTTCTCGCCGGTCCAGAGCTGCGCCCAGTGCTCGATGTCACTCTGCTGATAGACTTTGACTTTCGGGGTGCCATCCTCCTGCTCCAGCTTGAAGAGCTTGATGAAATAGGTGCCGTCGCTGCCGGAGCCTTCGGGGTCTTCCGGGTAGTAGTGGTTGCCGTTCTGGTCGCCGCTGGCCGCGAGGATTTCGGGTGGGGCGTTGATCTCGCCGGTGATGCCTGCAGTGACCTTGCACCAGAGCGTGTCGCCAATCGACATGGCAATCTGGGGGCGTGGGATGCTGTCGAGCGCCTTGTCACCTGCCTTTGGGATGTGGAACTTCACCGTGGGTGAGTCGGAGGTCTTGGGCTTGCGTTCGATCACCCAGCCCTCCTTGATTGTGACGAGATAGGAGGAACTGTCTTTTTCGATGCCGATGACCGCAAAGGGCGGGAGGTTTGGCGTGTTGGCGAGGCCGGGGCCGGGACGCGAGTAGGCGAAGCCACCCGACGAAGCGATCAGTTCGAGGCCGGTGCCTGGACGTGGCGTGCGGGCGGCGATGGCATCTAACAGGATATTCCAATCGGACGCCAGCACCGGGTCGCCAGGCTTCTTTTTCTGGGGGAGGCGCATGGTCGTCAGTCGTTGTAGATTTGCGGGTCCCACCCGCCCCGGTCACTGGCGAGCCATTCGAGTTCGAGGCGGAACGACTTTCCTTCCTGCGTCTGGGTGACGCCGTTGAGCAGCCAGTCGCGACCACCGGCGAGGGATGGCGCGGAGCCGGATGGCGTGGAAATGTTGCCGATGTCGTTGAGTTCTGCCGCGCTGGCGTGCTTGTTGCGCACCCAGCTTTCCCGCCACGTCACACGCGGGCTGTAGTAGCTGGTCTGGCCGCGCTCGATTTTCGTGAGTGCTTCCTTGCCTAGGTCGCTCTCGACCTTGTTGCGCAGCTTGTTGCCCTGGTCATCCTTGTCCTTTCCGGACTGGATCAACTGGAGCGCCTCACGTTCCTTGGCAGGAACGTCCTTGTATCGGTGGTGGCTGAGCAGTGGCTCTTCGGACAGCGACAGCCCCATCGAATAGACGGCGTTGGCTTTTTCGTTCTCCTCATCCTTGTCCTCGGCGCCGGCGTATTGACAGGTGATTTCGGCGAGGTCGCCCTCGGTGAACTCGGCGCTCACCTGGGCGACGGCGATGAATGGAATCTCCGGGTGCGCGGTGCCGGGGCGCGGCATCAGGGCGACTGCCGACGAGCGGTGGCAGAGGAAGATCTGGGTGGCGGTCCACTTGCCCTCCTTGTCGATTTGCACCGAGTATCCCGGCTGGGGATAGAGGCGTCCGGGTTGAATGGCGACGTGGCTCGGCATCTTGGCCGGGGCGCGGCGTCAACCGGTGAGGGCTTGATAGTCGCCGCGCACTGTCCACAATTCCGGCTCTATGGCATCTGGAAGAAGCACCAAAGTGGTTGGAGCTACGGGCGAGTTCCTCGTTGCGGCCGAACTGTCCAGGAGGGGGCTGATCACGACCACCTTCGCGGGCAATGTTCCTGACTACGACATTGTAGCAACCGACTCGGAATTTCGTTCGGTTTTGGTTCAGGTGAAGGCCATCACAGGGAACTCATGGCAATTCGACTTCCGGCGATTTTCGGAAGTGACGCTAGAAGGAAAGAGGCAGGTGGTTGGCCGTCCAGTGAAGTTGAAGCGGGACATCGTGTGTGTTCTCGTCGCTCTAGGTGAATACGGATCTGACCGATTTTACATCATGCGGTGGACTGATCTCGGAACGGTTGTCATCAAGCACCATAGAGCATTTTTGGAGAAGCATGATGGTATTCGACCCAAGAAATTTGACTCATTCCATTGCGCGATTGATGAGCATGCGTTGGAGAAGTTTCGGGGGAATTGGAAACTCGTGCATGAGATGTTAGCCGAATGAGGCAACGGTCTGTCCAGTCCCCGGCTTCATCCGCTCGCCCATTTCACGGAGCAGCCTGTTCGTCTCGCTGGTGAGTCGGTTGTTTTCACGCTGGGCGTCGAGTGCGCCGGACGAATAGCCACCCCCGCCAACCTTGCCGAGCGAGGTGACGATGGGCGCGATGCGGCTGGGTTCCTGGGCGTCCTTTTTCTTCTCGCCGTCCTTGTTGCCGGCCGCACCGGTTGCCGCTGCGACTTCACCGGGCTTGGGCATCGACTCGCGGATGCTGCCAATGATCGTGCGGATGCCGTCGCGCAGGCCGGTGGTGTCGATCACCTCGGCGGTGTTGGCGAACGCCTTGCCGAAGCGGGCGGCGATGGCTTCACCGGCTTCCTGCAAACGGGTTCCCACCTGTGCGGCGAGTGGTCCGAGTTGGTCTCCCGCCGTGCCGTAACGCTCCGCGGCCTCGGCATCGAGTGCGCCCGCTGAATCGCGCAAGGTAGCCTGGGCGGAGTCGATGGCGTCCCCTTGTCCGAACAATTCTGCGAGCGGACGGGCGATTTCCATGGCCTCGGCGAGGCCTTTTTGCAGGAAGCCGACGGCGCTGAGGAAGATCCCGATGATCGCGTTGCCCATGCCCTTCCAGAAGTCGGCAGTGGTGATGACTTGGAGAAAGGTGACGGCAGTGCGGAATACTTCGATGATGAGCTGACCGGTGGCGGAAATGGTGGCACGGAGGGCCGCCCAGAGGAAGTTCACGCTCACTGCGAAGCCGAGTTGCAGCGCGGAGCCGACGAGGCTGGCGACCTGCCCGCTTTTGAACAGGGCGATGATGAATTGCATGGCATCGCGGATGCGGGTGCCGACTTCCGCCGCCAGCGGGGCGAGTTTTTGGGCCAGCGCGATCGCGTGCTCGACCATCGGGCGGATGGCGTCGTTGATCGGCGTGCCGAGGGTGAGGAACACTTCGCCGATGGTGTCCTTGAGCGTAGAGAACAGGCCGTTGGTCGTCTTGCTCTGGGCCGCCATCATGCCAGCGAACTTGCCGCCCTGCGAGGTCATGTTGATGAACGCCTGCTCGATGGCCGGGAAGCCGACCTGGCCGGACTCGATGAGTTTTTTCACCTCGGAGTCCGACACGCCGAACTGCTTGGCGAGTTCGCCAATGATCGGAATCCCGCGCCCGGTGAGCTGGTTGATGTCCTCGGCGAACAGCCGCCCCTGGACGCGAGCCTTGCCGTAGAGTTCGGCAATTTCATTGACCGGTGCCTGCACGCCCGCCGAAACGTCGCCAATGCGGGCGAGGGTGGCGGCAACCGTGTCCGACCCTTCGCCGAACGCGATGAGCTTGCGGCCGGCATCGGCGAGTTCGGGAAATTCGAAGGGCGTCTTGGCACCGAGTTCGCGCAGTTGGGCCAGTGTTTGTTCGGCCTTGCCCGCGTCACCGATCAAGGTGGCGAAGGCGACCTGCGTTTGCTCGAAGTTGGCCGCCGAGGTGACCGCTTTGATCCCGCCGGCCAGCGCCGAGGCCCCACCCGCGAGCGCCGCACCAAGCCCTACCTTCAAGCCCACCGCGCCCAGGCTGGCCATTTTCTTGGCCGACTCCGCCACCAACTGAGTGGCCCCAGCCATCGCCCGCCGCAGCGAAGTGATGTCGGCTCCAAGGGTGACGGTGAGGGCGCTCATGCGCCGGGGGTGGAGTCAACCAGGATGGAATGACCAGACTGCATGATCTGGAATCAACTCACAAATGTGCGTGTCTGATGTGTAATTTTTCAAACGGATCTAGTCACTGTTTCTCATTACCCCCTGGCATCTCTTGGGGGCTGCTTTTGGATCTGTTGCCAGTCGTAACGCCGAGATGTAGTCAGATCGTTGAGACTGATCTTGGAAAAATAAAAGAGGAGGCAGAAGGCAGCCTCGGATTGCAAGGCTGCCGAAATTATCGCCTTGCTCCAGATGAAAGTAGTAATGCTCGCCCCAGCAAAGAAGTACAGCAGACCAAGCCAGAGCCATGGCGATGTGGTAAGCGCAAGCACGGTGCAGACCAGTGGCACAAGGTATGTGGCCAGCATTGAAACAATGTAAGCTGGCTTTGCAGTTGGGGCCACAAGGCGAAGGATCATGAGATTGTGATGAAACGAGAATCCGCCTATGGCAAAATTTCCTGAACTCACGGCACTTTTTATCTCATCGAACGAAGTCAATGGGAGTGCCGAGATCTCTGAAACTGAAATTGGAAAATTGGGATCGGCAGCGCGAATTCGCCCGACTGCCTGCTCAAGCTCCGACCCTGTAACATCAACGGATGGAATAGTGCTGGCAGGAGACGCTGCGCCAATCTCGCGTTCCCTGTTGAGATATGCCTCAGGGATCCAGAACTTGATGGTCTCCTCGAACCCACTGGGCCATACAACAAGAATTTGACCTCGCCCATCCATTCTTACATGTGTGAAGTATCTTCCTCCATTGGAACAAACGGCCACAGGCTTGCGGGAATCGAGTTCCTGTTCCGTCTTTGGTTTCCCCTGAAAAGTTCGGCGGCTGAGTATGTTAGTGTCCGCGAGAATCGGATCATCGCTTTGTTTTGCGAGTCCGATTGCTATTCGGCGCACGAGCACCATGCGATTCTCCTTATCAATATCATCTATCATGAGCTCTTCTTAATCTAAAAGATACATTGTCCAAGCATTTTTTCTTTCTTGGAGGGGGCATGCTCTACGAACTACCTTCATTCCTGTCCAGTTTTATTGACGAACCTTGAGGTTAGGCAATACCCAAGTCGGATGAAGTGTGAGTCTGGGAAACCCACTCCCCCCGCAATACCTCCAGTTGCTCCCGCAGCGACGTTCCGCCGGTGCCGCTCCAGTTGGTCCGCACTCCATTGCGCCGCAGCAGACAGTGTTGATATTGGGCGAGCCGCGAGAGCGGCATGAACAGGATGCGTTCCTCGGGCCAGCCGGTTTCGGCGGCGATGGCGAAGACTTGGGCTGCTAGGAAGCCGGGTTCGTCGCAAGCTGGGGCTTTTTTCCGGCTAGTCCCGACAGGGGATCCACCTGGGCCGCCTCCAGTTCCCGGCTTTGCTCTTCAAGGCGTTGGAACGCGGTCTGAAAGTCGGTCGGGGTGAGGCTGCCGCAGAAGATCAGGGTGGCTTCGCGGAATGCCTGCTCGTCGAAGGAGGCGCGGACGACCTCGGCCCACGGTGCGCAGTGGGCATAGACGAAGGCCATGATCGAGGAGGTGAACTCGGGCGTGCCTTCGGCGGGCGTCTCTCCTTTCACCAGGGGATTGCCGGTGCGAAGGAGCACGTCGTAGCTGGCCAGTGAGAGCGGGCGCATGGTGTGGCCGCCGACAATGGTTTCCACGTCGTGGAAGGTGGCAGAGAGAAGTGACTGGCGGGCGGTGTCGTTCATGGGTCAGAGGTAGCGAAGGAATAGGTCTTCGGTGCGCGGTGAGGCATCGAGTGGGATGAAGGCGATCTTGTCCCGGCGTTTCACGCAGGCGATGGGGACGTTTTGCTTCACTTTGTCCACGAGCCGCTGGCGGTTCATCAGCGCACACTTGATGTAGGCGAACGGATGCTCGGGATTGGCGAGGTGCCAGGCTTCGTCATGCCACGCGGCGATGAGTTCCTTGGTCTGGAACTTTCCGCACGGGCTCTGCGGGTCGAAGAACCAGACGGTGCGCTCGCCCCGGATGTCCTCGCCGACGACGCGGACGAAGGGCTTTTCAGCCAGCGGGATGCCAACGGCGGTGAGCGCGGCGGCGAGACAGGTGTTACTGGTGGCGGTGGCAGAGAGATGGGATACTGCGTTCATCGGTGGGATCTGTGGAGAGTGTCAAATCAGGCTCCGCCGCTGGTCGTGACGAACGGATAGTGGGTGGCGGTGAGGTCGATTTTCTCGAAGTCCTCGTTGTTGAGGCTGCGGCTGACCTGCATGAGGATGGTGGTGCCGCCGGTGGCCTGTTGGAGGTGGGCCGGGATGGCATTGGCCAGTGCGATGGCCGCGCCGATCTTGCCGCTGAACGAGGAGGTTTTCGCAACGAGGCCAGAGAGTTTGATTTCGACCTTCTCCTGATAGAGCGAGAGGCCGATCACCTCGCCGCCCTTGTTGAGGACGGGTTTCTCCTGATTGGAGAAGTCGAAGGACAGGTCGGTGATGAGGAGTCCATCCTGATCGTTCGGGATGCCCCAGTTGCCGGTGGTGCCAAGGAAAGTCGCGGCCATTTGACGGCGGGCGGCGTGTCAACCGCATCAGACGGCGGAGACGACGGCCTCGTAGCCCAGCACGCTTTCGCGGCCGCGCGACTCGTCGGGCGTGGTGCTGCCTTCCCGCTCGATGAGGTCGTGGAGGACGAATGTTTCCGAATCGAGGTCGGCTTGAATCGCTGCCGTGTCGCGCAGGAGAGTCACGACTTTGCCCGCCCATTCGGCGTGGTCTTCGGCGGGCGTGTCGTCCACCTGGGAAAACAGATGCACGTCGAGCTTCACGCGGGCGGTGTGGGGCATCGCCGGGACCGGTTTGGATTCCGAGGTGTCGAGAACCAAGCAGGGACGGGTGCGGATCTCATCGCGGCGGGCAACGTGGACGGGGATCGTCCCTGGAAATCCCTCGGGGCGGTTGGTGTCGATCCATTCGGCCAGCAGCGCCGACAAGCGGTCTTCGATGAGGTTTGGCATCTTGACCGGTGGTGGCTAGTCAACCGGCACGGCGGGTGGAGCGGCTCGCCCGTTCGTTGATCTTGCGCAGCGAGGTGGCGAGGGCTTTGCGGAGTTTTCCTGCTGCCACCTGGAGAGCGAGGTTGATTCCCTTGTAGGTGCTCACATCGTCGATGTAGTCGAGGTTATTGACCAGCGTGACGGCCGGCTTGTCGCCGGTTTTGATCGTCGCTGATCCGGGTGCCTGCTTGTGCCTTGTCGCCCATTGTGCAGCTCCACGAACCCGCCCGCCAATCGCTTTGCCCGCGTTGATCCACGACCCTTTGGCGAAGCCAACCCGCTTCTGGATGCGGGCGATGTAAGTGTCGCGGGCCTTGGCGCTGGTGACGATCTGCTTTGGCTTCGCCGCGCCGAGTTGGCCCCATTGGTGGAGCTTTGGGTCGAGGCGACCGACAGAGAGATCCTTCCAACCGGAACTGGTTTGGCGAAGATTGTTTTCGGCTCGTGAGAAGCGCCGGTTCTGGACGTTTGACCAGAAGCGGTCTGCCGCAGCCGGATCGGACTTGCGGATTTCCGCGAAGGCATCGGATGGCAGGGCGAACACGCCGCTGATGTCCTTGGCCACGGCATCCTCGCCTGTCTTGCGAGCCTTTTCCGAGAACCCAAACGGACGAGTGTTGCGGGCAAGTTCCACAGATAGGCCACGCGCTTCCTGCTTCACCAGGGACAGCAGCGTTCGCCCCACCTTTTCTGGATACCGGCGCAGCAGTCGAGCCACGTCGGAAGCCCCCTTGAGCTTGGCGGTGAAGCGGATCGCGCCGTCATTCATCGGTCGAGGAAAGACTGAAGGTGAGGAGCGGCGAGCGAGGATGGTTCGAGACCCGGCTGATCCGGTATTTGATGCCGTCCACCTCGATGCGTTCACCGAGCTTCGGCAGGGCCGCCGGGAACGCCAGCTTCGGGACCCGCAGGCTGAAGTCGGGCGATGCGACGAAGCCGCCCATGTCGATCTGCTGTTCGTCGCGCACGCGGCTGATCAGCACGAGCAGGTCGATGGATTGCCACCGCGCCCGGACGCCATGCTCGGTGAGGAGGTGGTGGAGGTCGGCGAGGATTTCCGATGCGATGGTCATGCCGATGCCTCCCTGTCAAAATGGAACACCCCCTCCCGGTCTTGCCGAGAGAGGGTGTTGGACTCCGGGGATGAAAAGTTCGAGGTCGCTCAGTTCCGCTTCACGCGGAAGTAGCGCTTCGGCTGGTTCTCGATGCTGTAGAAACGGGTGACCACGCCACCGGTGCCGATGATGTCGGTTTCGACGACCTCCCAGTTCTGGAGGTCGGTCGATCCCTCGATCCGGTAGCTCGCACCATTGCCGGCGTTGAAACGGAATTCGACGGCGGTGCGGATGGTGGAAAGCGCGTCGGGCGTGCTGCCGGCCTGGGTTGGATTGAAGCCGGTGTTGATCTCGAACAGGTCGTCAAAGCCGTCGCCGTCGCTGTCCTTGGCCGCCGGGTTGGTACCGTGGGTGACGACCTCGGCGAAGTCGCTCAGTCCGTCGCTGTCGGTGTCGGCGAGTTTCGGGTTCGAGCTGTGGGTGTTGATTTCCGCGCCGTCGGTGAGGCCGTCGGAGTCGCTGTCGTCGAGCACCGGGTTGGTCTGGTGGTTGTTCACCTCCGCGCCGTCGCTCAAGCCGTCGCCATCGGTATCGGAGGCGAGGGGATCGAGGCCGACGCGCTCGAAGAGGTAGCCCGCGGCAACGAAGTCCGCGACAGCATCCGCCCACTGCGTGGTATTTTCCATCAGCACGGCGTGGTTCTCGGCGGTACCGCCGTCTGGTTGGCCGTTGAGCCAGCGGGCGTAGGCCGGGGCATTGCCGTCGCTCCAGAGCCACGTGCCCTCGGCCGCGGCGTCCGACAGGCCAAGCCACAGGTAGCCCTGGGTCGTCTTCCGCGCCCGTCCGGCCGCACGGGTGAAGTCGTTGGCATTCGGGAAGCTGGCGAGGCGGCCGCGGCGGGTGGCGGCATCGGCGGTGGCTTGGGCGTGGGTGAAGGAACCCTCGACCAGGGTGAAGTAGCTACCCGGGTAGCTGAGTTCCGCCCGGTTGGAAAGCCCGTCTCCGTCCTGATCCGCATCGGAGTCATTGATCCCATCGCCATCAGAATCGGCCAGAAGTGGGTTGGTTCGCGTCAGGACAAGTTCATCGTAGGCAGTAAGTCCATCCGCATCGGCATCAGAGAGATCTTTCTCGAAAGTGGCCCCGACATTTTTGTCGGAATCCATCTGGATCGTCAGCGGGTTAGTCGTCCCCGATGCATCGCCGGTCCATCCGGCGAAGCGGTAGCCTGGGTTGGGCGTGGCGGTGAGGGTGGCGGTGGTTCCTGGATCGAAGATTCCACCGCCAGCGACGTTGCCGTTCGTAGCGATTGGGACGGTGAGCGACCAATAGCGGGTGTCGGCTACCGCAGCGCCGCTCAGGCTCGTGTGGATCGAGCTGAAGAAACTGCTGGCTACCCGGAACCCGAGGTAGTTGATCGTGACCGTCGGGGAGTGGCCGTTGCGGAACGCGACGCTGCAGTTGTCCTCGCCCCAGTCCCAACCGCCGCCCCGGCGCACCCGGGCCGAGGGCAAAGCATCGAAGCACCATTCCCAAACGTTCCCACTCATGTCCGATAGCCCTAGCTCGTTGGCCAGCTTCGTCGCCACATCTTTGGTCGAGCCGCCGGTATTGTCCGAATACCAAGCGACCGCATTGACGTCGTTGCTGCCGCTGTATTCGTAGCCATTGGTCTTCACCCCACCGCGTGCGGCAAACTCCCATTCCTTCTCGCTGGGGAGTCGGTAGCCGTTGGCCGTTGCATCCACCGTCGGCACTGAATTACCAGTTCGATAGACCGCAGTGCCCACCTTGTAGACCGGCCTCAAGCCCTCCTTCTCGCTGCGGGCATTGCACCACTTCACCACGTGATACCAGCTGACCGTTGTCACCGGGCGGTTCGGTCCCGTCCCCGCCCCCACACTGCCGATGTCGTAGCCATTCGCTGCGGCCCACGTTCGGACCGTTTGGAACTCGGCCCAAGTGACCTCGGTCTTCGCTATGAAAAACTCACCCACGGCTTGGGCTCCGGCCCACGATGAGGCCGGCAGCGCTCCCGCGGCCACGTAAACGAATTCCTCAGGTTTTGGCGCAGAGCTATCGTCCACCTTGACCTCGAAGCGCATCGCCGTGCTGTAATTTCCCAGCCAGTCGGTTCCCGCGTTCCAGGTGATCACCTTGCCGGTGCCGATCGGTACGTTCGCGCCGACCGCTCCGCTTAGGGTCGTGGCAGGAACGTTAAAGGTGGCACCGCCATCGCTTGAAATCCGCAGCGTGACGCCGACCGTCGGCGTGTCCGCCGTCACGTCATAGGTGATGTCCACCAGCTTCGTACCCGGCCGCTGCTGCCCTTGGACGTTCGAAACGACCGGCTCCGCCGCCAGAAGCGTTCCTGTTAGGAAAAGAAGCGATGCGACGACCTTCAGGCCTGTCAGGGCTGCCGAGCCGGATGGTGATTTTCGGTTCATCGGCTTTCTCATCCCAGCCGTCCGGTCCGCGGTCAAGGCTCAAATCCGCGCGTGGTCGGAGCTTCCGGACTGGATCGAAGCAAAAAGCCCCCTCCGGTTTCCCGGAGAGGGTGCGCATGAATCACGTTTGTCCTCCTGGAGCGCGCGTCAGGAATACTCGCCGGCCACCAGGTTGATGCGGCAGGCGGCGGTGCCGTCCAACTCGATGAGGGCGGGTCCCTCGTTGACCGCGAACACCGTTGGGGCGTTGACCTCCTTGGTCGTGTTGCCGACCGGAACCTGCCCGCGAGAGGTCATCAGCGAGACCGTGTCACCCGGTGCCAGCGCGAGGTTGAGGTTGGCGTTGAGGGTGATGGTGCCCGCGTTGGCATCGACCGAGGCAACCACTCCACGCACGCCGGTTCCGGTGGCGTTAGAGAACAGGACCACCACGTCGTTGGCGGTGGCACCTGGATAGGGCGGTGCGTTGATCACCGTCTGGTTGGCCGCGCTGGTGGCAGTCACGGTGGTGGCCCGCGACTGTGCGCGGAAGAGCAACAGCGAGCCCGCCTTGTCGGAGGTGGCGCTGGCGTATTGGAGCCGGACACGGTCGCGCCCGCCTGCGGGGATCACAACATGGCTGAGGGTGGTTCCGGCATTGCCGGTGAAGCTGAATGGAGTCATGGCGATGTTCTGCTAGGGGTGGATGGCTCAGGGTTTGACGATGCGCTTGAGGGCGTCGGTCTTGCCGATGGTGAAGCCGTAGAGGCATTCGATGGTGACGAACACCTTGTTGGCGCGGGTGTCGGTGAAGCGCAGGTAGCCGAAGGTCATGCCGGTTTGCGGATCGGTGACCGCTCCGGATTGCTGGTATTCGGCGACCGGCACGAGGTAGCGCATGGCCACCGCGACGGCGCTCGGATGCACGGCGAAACCGACGAGCTTTTCGGCGTGGTCGGCCGGGATCACCACCGTTTCGTGGAGGTCGAATCCGGCGAGCCGCTTGATCAGACCTTCGGTGACGCCCGGGGCGCTAAGGTTCATGTTAAAGCTCTTGGCCACCACGTCGTCGGCGAGCAGGTTGGTGTAGTGACCGGCGTCGAGCACGAGCGAACGGGGCGAGGCGGGCATCTTCACCTTGCCGCACTCTTCGCGGATGTTGAGGACCTTCTTGTAATCGAAGTTGGTCGCGGCAACGGCCGGGAGCGGAGCACCGAAGTTCGCCTGAGTGATGACCGTCATGATGTCGAGCAGCACGTCCTGGGCGAGTTGCTGGGCGGCGGTTTCCACCAGGGTATCGAGCAGGTCCATGGCCGTCTCGGACGCCTCGCGGGCGGTGACGTGGACGGTCTTGAACTTGTGGCGGTTGAGGGTGACCGGGATGGTGGTGACGGTCGAATCGGCGTTGGCGGTGTAGTCACCGGCAAAGTCGCTCGATCCGG